AAATCTTTCCAAGCAGAAAGCATATCATCTAGATTAGATTGGTATCTGTCTTTATCAAAATTGTAAAGATCATTTTGAGCTGCGGCAAGTCCTTGTTCAGCTTCTCCGATATTACCCTAATCTGCTACATATTCATAAGAGTAATTTCCTTGAGAATCCCTCTTTAACCTCATAGAAGTTTTACTTGCTTGGGCATCTTCTAAAGCAATTCTAGCTTGTTCAATTTGTAATAACTTTTCAGCTCTTTCAACATCATATTCTGTTAATTTTTCTTTAGCTCTTAAATTATCTAATTGCTAATCCATTAATTTTTTCAATGCCTGTTGATTTTTTAAATTTTTGGTATCATTAATAGCATTTTGGAACTTGTCTTCTAATTCTTGAACTGCAAAAGCGGAATTAATAGTATCTAAGTATTCATCAGCATTTTTATTCATTAACTACCAACTTGTACTTAGATAATCAGTACCAAGTCCATTACTAATTTTTTTATCTAATGCGTCAAAAATACTATCAATAGCATTAAGGTATTTATCTTGCAAATTTTGTGCAGACTCTTCAATTAACGAATTTAAATTATTAATTGTTTCTTTATAATGCTCTTCAAATTTCTTCGCGGCTTCTGAGTCTCCGCGCGCAACCGCCGCATCCCATTGTTCTTTCCAGAAATCTCTCTGTTGTCTTAATGAATCTAATTGTTTTAAATTATTATTTTGCAATGTTGTATAATATCTATCCATTGCATCATAATTTCTATCGCCATAAAGTAAAGATAAAAGGTCAATATCATGTTCAATTAAATCTCCAATTAATTCATAATCTTCAATTTGTTTATCAAATTGATCCATAATATCATCAATGGTATCAAGATATGCTTCATCAATACTGTCAATTAAACCTTCAACATCTTCCATCTGTTGCATTAATTCATCAAGATCATTTTGTAAATCTTCCATAGCTTGTTTCTTATTATCGCCATAAATAGAAGATTCACCGCCATCATTAATCTAATTTAATTCTTCCTGTGTGGCTAATAATTGATTAGTTAATGCTTCTAAGCTTCCCATTTGACCATGAACATCAAAATAAGAAAGAGCATCTTGATAATTTTGTGCGGTATCTTTTAATAATTTATCAAAATCAGATTCTTTTAAAATATTAGAATGATTAAGAACATTTCTTCTAAAATTGTTCCAATCTCTTTCAGCTTCACCCATGTCAAGACGAATCTCAATTTCTGTTCTAAATTTTTGAATTTCATGTTCAAACTTTTCTTGCCTTTTAGCTTCTCTATCATCTTCATTTTCCTACATGTCGTCCATAAGTTTATCATATTCATCCATGCCTTTTTTAAGGTTATTCATTTTTTGGGTTTCGTGCTGAATCTTTTTATCTAATTCGGAAATTTGTTGATTTAATTCTTTTTTCTTTTCTTCATCTGTAATCTAGTTATATTGTTTAATTAATTCATTATACTATTTAATTAATTCATTTATTGCATCTTGTTTAGTTTCAAGAATATCCATATAATTACCAATTTTACCATAACCATCAAAAATAACTCCAAGTTCTTTCAACTAAGATTGTTTTTGAATTTGGTCTTGTTTTTGTAACTAATATTTCTATTCTAATTTTCCAATTTGCTAATCAAGAATATCGTTTTGTTCATTAAGATTATCTATTAAATCTTTTCCATATAATCTATCTTGTTTCTTTTGGGTATTATCAAGCTTTCTATTTAAATCGCCAATTTCAATATTAATATCATGATAAAGATCTACCTAATTTTTTAGAGGTTCTTTAGTTTCTTTTTGAGATGTGTTGGGTTTAGCAGCTTTTCCGCCGCCTCCTCCGCCACCTTTTTTACCTCCACCACTTCTACGGGCAGCTCCTTTAGAACCACCGCCATTCTTTGCTTGTGTAAATTTAAATTTTCCACCAGATGACTTATGAGCAGAAGTTACTTTTAAACTAAAAGCAGAATTTTCTTTAGTATCGGTTACTTCTTCTGTTGTTGGAGTATATTGAGAACTATAGGTAGTAAAAGTTATCGGCATAGGAGTAATCGTTGTTTCTCCACCAGTTCCAGATACAACAGGAACTTCACCAATTTCTGTATTTGGAACTAAAGTAGATTCCCAACCAGTTTGAGTTTTAGTTTCAGTACCCTAACTCTTTTGTTCTACAACTTCTGCATCTACGCCCATAGAAGATAAGTAATCAGTTGCTTGCTGAGCTGTCATTCCAGCCTGATTAACCATATTACTTAATCCATTTAGGAAACCTTCATCATTTAACTATGCTCCAATTTCAATATTTCCAAAGTCCGTTCCAGCTAATTCCGCTGCAGCATCCCAAACAGTATCTCGATCAGTAAAAAATTGAGAAGAGTCTAACCCTACTGACATAGCAATATCTTGACCAGATAATTCAAGTAATTGATTATATGCATCAATATCACCATCAATAGCAGCTTTCATTAAATCTAAATTTTCAGTATTAGTTAAAAAATCATTTGATAAAGCTGAACCATCTAAATCTAATAAATCCGCATAAGCATCTCTTAAATCATTAATAATTTCCGCTTGTTCTTGAATAGAACCATTTTTTAAAGCATCCGTCCAATTATCATAATTTTTAACAACATCCTCAATAGCATCATCAAATCTTAAAATTGATTCTGCAACATCCTCTGAGGCGCGGGCATCTGTCTATAAGCTATCAGCAAGCTCTTTAGATTCAGTTGATATATCTTGAATAGTTTCAGATAATGATTCTAAAGCCTCTGTATTTACATCAGTATCAGTTGGGAACATTGCATCATGCAATTGATGTGCTAATTCTTCAGCATTTTGTTTTAATTCTTTAGTTTTTTCATCAAGATTACCAGTTTGATCTTTTGCATTAGCTATTGCTTCTGCAATTTCACTAATTGCTTCTTTTGATAAATTTTGTTTATCAATTTGTTCTTGCCATAATTGAATAGCAACTTGCATTTCCGAATTACCAGAAGAAACAACCTATAAATAATCTAATTGTTTTTGGGCTAAATCATAATCAACCGCACCATAGTCAGCAAAAGGAGCTCCTTTATAAGCCTATTTATCTAATTCTTTATAATTAAAATTTTGATTTTGTAAATTTTCTGTTTTATCTATCTAACTATTAATTTGAGCAAGTGCAGTTTTAAATCCATCTAATTTTAAAGAATTAACAGTCTCATAAAATTCCTTAGCATTACCAGTCATTTTATAAGAACCATTTGCCATCATAGAGAAAAATTCTTGTACTTCTGGTGTTAATCTCTCTAATTCTTTTGCATTTATTGTTTTTCCACCAGATACTTGATCTTCAAGAGATTGATAAATATTGTACTGATCCGCAGCATTACCTTGAATTTGAGGTAAATTATTAATATTAGAAAAATCTTGTTCAGAAATATAATGAATTGCTTTTCCTAAACTTTCCCAGTCATGGATAACTGATGGATGTAATGCTACTAAATCCATTAAAGCAGTAAAGTGCTATTCATCTAATTGACCCAATAATGTTTCAATAAATGAATTAGATCCACCAAATTTATCACGAATATTATCAATATAATTAGCAACTTCATCAAATTTTTTATATAATTCACTATAATATTCAGAAATATAAGCATCTGCCATTGCAGCAGGATCGGACTGAGTATCACCAGTGCTTTCTAATAATTGTTTATATTCTTCAATTAATGTTTTTCTTTGTTGAATATAATCATTAGAAGATTGCACGTTTTGGAAATTAATCTTGTTATTGGTCTCAGCCTATAATGCAACTCTATCTTTCTAATATTTAACTACGTCTTTTAATGCAGCTCGATAAGCTTCAATTTGAGGCTGCATTTGCTGTAACCATTTTATAGTATTTTGATATAAATCTGATGCCTGTTTTTCTTCTGCTGTTAATAATGGCTATATGTCTGTAATAACTTTATTTATATTATCATATAAGGTTAAAAGAGAATTTAAATCAAAATTGGTATTAAAAGTGATGCTTCCTCCACCACCCTAACCTCCAATTCTTTTTAAAGCATTTTGTAATTTTTCTGGCTCATCTCCGCCAAAGGGACCCTAAGACAATGATAAAATATATTGATCAGCAACTTGACGCCCACTATCAAAAGCTTTATTTTTTGCTGTTTTAAAAATATTTTGTTCAGCGTCACTAAGTTCTTTTGTAGCTGATTTTTCAGCATCTTTTGCAGCTTGTAAACGAGCCTCTCTAATAGATTCATTTAAATTTTTATAAGAATTAGTTAATTTATCTGCTGCCTATTTTTCAAGACTATATTTCGTAATTAAATCATCAATAGAAGTTTTTAATTCAATACGGGTAATTTCACCGTCTTCATATTTTTTATTTAATTCATCAACAGCTGCATATAATTCTTTGTTTTTTTCAATCTATTCTTGTGTTTTATTAGATTTTTCAATTTCAGATTGATAAAATTCTTGTTGAGATTTATTTGCTTCATCAGCAGCATTTATTAAAGTTCCAAAAGCAGTTGCTAATGCAATAACGCCCGCCGCAACAGCAACAAAAGGATTAAGCATTAAAGTCGTATTTAATAATTGAACTTTTACTGCAGCCGCTCCAGAGGCTGTTTCAACCATACCGATAGATACTGCGTGGGCAGCCTAAGCAGTTGAAGAAATTCCTGCAGCAACTGCCTCAGCATTCGTCATTGTTTTCATTAAACCAAGTGAAGTAGTAGCTTTTGTAAAACCATTAGCTAACATTGGAAGTGAAATTGCTAAATTAGTAATAGTTTGAAGTAATTTTTGACCACTAGATAAATCAGAATTTTTCCAAATACTACCAAGATTTTGCATTTGTTGAATTGCTGAACCAACACTGGCAATTCCACCTGCCATTTTTGCATAATTTTCAATAGTAACTGCTCTTGAAGCTTTATCAACTTCATTATCAAACTGAGCCTTCATTTCTTGAAGCTTTTGATTTACAGTATCAATCTGTTGCCCAACACTATCTGCAGTTTGAGCAAACTCTTTTTCTAAAGAAGTTCTTGAATCTGTTGCGGCTTTTTGAGCATTTGAAGAAATACCTCTTAATTGACCAGCAATTAATTCTAATTTAGCTACTATTTGATCTGCTGGTAAATCATCATCTAGTTCAGATAATTCAGTTTGCAATTTTATAATCGCATCAGAATGACGTTCTAATTGTCCATTATCTACCATTTCTCGCAACTTTGCAGCATATTCTTCTAAGGCATCTCGTGCTTTAGTTAATTCTCCAGAAATATCTTCTCCTTTAAAAGATCTATTTCCCAAATCTTTTAAAGCATTCCCATAATTTTCTAAAGCAATAGTTGCTTCTTGAAGAGTTTTTTCTTGCTTTTCAAATTTTTTCAATGTTGCTTCTTGAAGGTCAGTGTCTCTCATCGCTTCGTCTAAATTCCGCCAAGCTTCTTCTCCTTCATGAGCACCATCAATTAACCCACCTAAAACATTCCTTTTATCACTTAAGGTTGCTAATTCATTTCCAACTTGTGTAATATCATTTAATAATGACTGCATACCAGTAAATTGTTCTGGCGTCATTAAACGAGCTAATTCAAGTAATTGCTCTCTATTTTCTAATAAATTTTGACTAACTTGCTCAAGACCTGGGATACCCTGCCAATCTTTCGTAGCTTGTAATGCTTGATTAAATTGTCTTACATTCTCTTTACCAATTTCTAAATTAGTAATTGTAGTATTAATACCTTTGGCTATTTGTTCACTGAAAACAGTAATGCCTACAGAGCCAAGTGCTTTTACTACCCCAATTCCGCCGCCAAGACTATCAACTAAGTTTGCGGCTACATTTGCAGCAACGGTCAATCCATCTACAATTCCGTTAATACTATCTGTATCCGCTAAACTATCATATATATTTTCAACAGCGGCTTTTAATGTTTGTAAATGTGCGGCAGTTGATTCCATATATATGTCTTGCTGTTCTTGTAATGTACCAGCCGCATTTCTAGCAGTATCTAAAGCTTCATTATATTTTTCAAAATTATCAAATAAAGCAATTAAATTAGAATACTGTCTTTGACCCGCCATTGTTTGTGCAAGAGAAATCTGTTGTTCTCTAGTTAAATCTTGCCAACGATTTCCAATCTCTTCCATGACTTCGCCCATATCACGAAGATTTCCAGCTGCATCAAGGACATTAAAACCTAATTCTGCCATTTTACCAGAATAATTACCAAGAGTAACGCCATCTTCATCAATACCAGCTTTAATATCAGAAATACGTGCATAAACAGTTCTTAATGCAGTACCAACTGATTCAGGAGCTTGACGAGTAACGGATATAATAGTTGATAATTGTGCAGCTAATTGGTCTTCACCAACTCCCATCGCGGCGGCCGCACTTGCAACCTTACTCATACCAGTACTTAATTCCTCAAGATCTGATGCTGTTGTAGCAGCAACCGCAGCCAGTCTATCAATGTAAACCTCTGCTTCTTCTGCATTAACTTTATAACCATTCCAAACAGCAGTTAATTCTTCTGAAACATCCGATGTAGATTGTCCAGTAACGTTAGCTGTCATTAATGTAATTCTTGCTCTTTCTTCTATTTCTTTATCAGAAAGACCCTGTTGAGCATAAATTAATGCAGCATTAGTATAGTCAGTGGTTGTTTTACCTAAACTCTGAGCAGCTTCATTTGCTTTTATTGCAAAATCGCCCATTTCTTCAGCAGATTTACCGGTAACAATACGAATATTATTTAAAGAAGTATCTAATGATTTTGTATAACCCCAAGCTTGTTCTACCGAACGAGACATGCTATTTATAGCACCAGAAGCAATATTCCACTTAACAGTATTAGTAAGTGTTTTTGCCATTTTGTCTAATAAACCATGAGTCTCTTTTAATTGAATATTAGTACTTAAAACATGTGATGATAAGCTTCTAAAAGCATTTTCACCACTAGTCCCCGCACGACTAAATGCAGAATAAACTTGCTCAATAGAAGAACCAGATTGTTTTAAAACTTGATTAAAACTATCAATATTAACTGTATTTAATTTAGTATTGAAAGCTTTTTTTAATGCTTCTTCTACATTTAAAGCCTATTCTTTTATTCTATTCAAATCAGAAGTGGCAGTGGCCATATCAGAATCATTAATCTTCATTATATCGCCAATTTTTAATTTTTGAAGCTATTGTAATGAAGCTTTTAATTTATTCAAATCATTTTGTTTAACATCAAAACTAACTTGATATTTAATTTGATTTGCCATATCCTTTTATCTCCTTCTTTCATATTTTTACATCCATATAATATTTATTAAAAATTTCTTTATTTAATTATTTTATCTCGACCGCTTAAAAATTTTTTGATACTTTATCAAAAATTTGTTATAATATTTATAGAAACATATGGAAAAAATATCTAGAACCTTATAAATAAAAGGAGATAATAATGAATCATACTTATATAGTTAATGGAATTGGTTTTCTTGATATACTTTTAATTGTAAATATTGTTTTGAAATTAGTTGGAATAATTAATTGGAGCTGGTGGATTGTATTATGGCCCTTCTGGTTATCAATTATTATTTTTACTATAATTCTTTTAATCTTTATTTTCTTTTATACACGATTTTAATATTTATTGATTTTTTAAAAAATTTTTATTATAATTTATATATAAAAGAAAAAAGGAAAATAAAAAATGAGACTTTGGCATAAAGATTTTATTTCTGTTCTACCAAGAGAGCAACTAATCGCCCAATGGAGAGAACTCAGTGCAATTGCTGGAGCTATTCAAAAAAACGGTACTCCAAATCATATTTTAGTTAATTTTGTTTTACACTATGATTATAATCATTTTATTAATTACGCAAAATTAATAAGAGATGAAATGACTCGTCGCGGTTATCGCACAATGAATTCAGTATGGGATAAAATAACCAATCTTAAACCAGATTGGGAACCTATTTCATATAATGAAATTTATAAAGAAAAAATGGATAATACATATTTAGACATCTGTTTTTATAATCTCTATGAAAAGATTTTATGCGAAGGTGGAATTAAAGAACCAGATACTAGTAATATCATAAAAGCATATTGTGAAAAAAGGAAAAATTATGAGAGATGCTAATAGACTTTATAATTTTTATAATAAAATTAGAGAAAATCATATGAAACTTCCCGATTGGCGTTTTGGTCAATTTATTTTAAATTTTATTAGTTGGTATTATAATAAATATAAAAATGATATTTTTTATATTGAAGATAATGACATGTTAAAATATATTAAAGAATTTATTAATGAGATGGGATGATTTTTATGATTAAAATGTTTTATAAAAAAGATAACTGTTTAGTTGAAGTTTATAATTTTTTTGAAGATAAAACTGCATTAATTTTTTCTCCATCTATCGCAGGACGACAAAATGGTAATGGCTGGGAAAAAGTTAAAGTAGGACAGTTAATTCCTGAAGATTATTATGATACTTATAATAACACTTTTATAAGCGAAAGTGTCAGAACAAAGATTAAAAAACGACTTGTTTTAACTTATGCCAAATGGACTTGTACAGATGGTGTTATTTTTAATGATTGTGATAAAGCTATTGCTCATGAACGTGAACTAATGGAAAAGGAAAATAAAAACAATGCTGAATAAAAATAATGAAAGAGAACTCGCATATGTAGTTCTTGTTGATAAAGTTACTCCAATTGAAGGCTATGATCGCGTTGAACTTGCACATGTTGGCGGTTGGACCGTTGTTGTTGGAAAAGGGGAATTTAAAGCGGGAGACCCTGCAATTTATTTTGAAATTGATTCTCAGCTGCCTGAAGTAGAACCTTTTGTTAATATGGAGTTCCTTGCTAAAAAAGGATATAAAGTAAAAACTCAGCGAATGTGTAAATCTATTTCGCAGGGACTTTTAATGTCCGCCGCAAATTTTGGTTGGACTATTGGAGTAGATGACCAGGATTCTTCTGGTGATGTATTTTTTATTATTGATAACAAAAGAGAATATCACTATAGCGGAGGAGAATCTCGTTTTCTCACTAAACAGCTTGGTGTAACTTATGTAGTTGCAGAAGATAATATTCGTAAGGCAAATTCTATTGATAAGTATAAAAAAATGGCTCAGCGTAATGGTAAATTGTTCTCTCATCAGCCTTTTAGATGGCTTATGAAACGAGCTTGGGGTAGAAAACTTCTTTTCGCATTTTTTGGACGCAAGAGAGATAAGAAATCTGGTTGGCCTGCATGGGTTACAAAAACTGATGAAGAACGCGTTCAAAATATGCCTTGGATTCTGAACGATAAAGAACCTTGGATTGCAACCGAGAAGATTGATGGCACTTCTACTACTTTTACCATGAAGCGCGGAAAGTGGCCTCATAAGGATGAATTTTATATTTGCTCTCGTAATGTAGTATTTGATAAGCCCGATAAGGCTTGCTTCTATGATACTAATGTTTATACTGAAATGGCAGAAAAATATGATATTTACAACAAAATGAAAGATCTTCTGTATAATCATTTTACAGATTGTGAATGGATTACTATTCAGGGTGAGACTTATGGACCTGGCATCCAGAAAAGAGATTATCATGTTCCTGAGCATGCTTTTATGGCTTTTAATTTTATTACCTCTAAAGATGGACGCTGGGGAACTGAAAAAATGGTTGATCTTCTTCAGGGACATATGAGTATTCCTTGTGTACCTATTATTGATACTAATTTTATTCTGCCTGATACTGTTGAAGAGCTATTGACTTATGCAACTGCAGAATCTGTATGTGACCATGACCTTCGTGAAGGAATTGTTTTTCGCTCTAAAGATGGTTCTAAATCCTTTAAAGCAGTATCTAATGAATTTTTACTAAAATATCATCAGTAATAAAAACTATAAGGCGGTAATTTTATTGCCGCCTTGTTTTTTTATTTATTTTTTATTATAATAATAATATAAAAGAAAAAAGAAAGGAAGTGTATTCATCTATGGGAAAGAAAAATAATGATTTTGCAATTTCAAGAATGTTTTGTTGTAATTGTGGAAAAGAAGGAGTTCCTATTGGTCGAAAGGCGGGGCATTATCGGGAAGCCGGACATTTAAAAAAATTATATTGCATTTATTGTGGTAAAGAATGGAATCACGCAGAAGTACGTTCTATGCATAGTGATTATAACTATGAAGATTTTCAACTTGAAATGAAATATAATAACTTTGATGAGAATGGCAATCGAAAAATTCCCTATCGCATTTTTCGTGGTAACTTAAAAAAAGAAGGTGTTATTTAATGTTAAATGTTGAAAAAGTAAAAAATTTAAAAGAAGACAATCATAAATTATATCACGATCTTCTAGTTCAAATGAGTATTCATTCTGACCATAATCAAAATTTATTAGATTCTGCGGAAAAAATTTCAAAACAAATGAATAATATGGTTGAAGTTATTGATTATTTACTTCAAAAGGAGAATAAACATGGCTAATTTATATTTAATGTGCGGAGTGCCTGGATGCGGAAAATCTACTTTTCTTAAAAATAAAATTAAAAATAATAATTCAGTAATTATTTCTCGTGATGCTATTAGATTTTCTATTGTAAAACCTGAAGAAGATTATTTCTCTCATGAAGATGAAGTTCTTGAAATTTTTTGGAATCAAATTAATGAAGCGCTTGCCGCAAATAAAACTGTTTATGTTGATCAGACTTCTCTTACCCCAAGAGCTAGAATATGGTTACTTCAGCATATTACTGGATATGAACATGCTAATTTAATTTGGATTGATGAAGATTTAGAAACCTGCCTTGAAAGAAATGAAAAACGAAAAGGAACCCGCGCTTATGTTCCTAGAGCAGTCATCCGCCGCATGTTTTCTCAGTTTATTGAACCTTCTCTCGACGAAGGGTTTCATACAATTTATCGTTACAAAAGCAAGGAAAATAAATAATACATAAAGGAGAACCATTTTAATGATTTATTTTTCATCAGATCTCCATCTAAATCATAATAAATCTTTTATTTATGAACCCCGCGGTTTTAAAAATATTTATGAAATGAACAATACTATTATTAAAAATTTCAATTCAATAATTACATGGGAAGATGATCTATATCTTCTTGGAGATAATTTTCTTGGAGAACTTGAATCAGGAATTAGTCTTTTTAATCAACTACCTGGAAAAATTCATCTTATTTGGGGAAATCATGATACAGACAATAGAAAAGAGGTTATGTCCAAATGTCATAATGTAGTAGAAACTATTGGATATGCAGGAATGATTAAATATAATAAATATCATTTTTATATTAGTCATTTTCCTACTTGCACCACTAATTTTGATGATTATAAAAAATCACTAAAACAAAGAACTCTTTGTCTTGCAGGACATACTCATTCTAAAGAACTTTTTGAACCTTGTGGGTCTTACAATGTTGCGGTAGATGCACATAACTGTTTTCCAGCTTCTATTGATAAAATTATCAATGATTTTAATAATTGGACAAAGTTAAATAATCTTTAATAAATATTTTTAATAATATATACAAGAATAAAAACTTTTATTTTCAAAGGAATTAATCAATTAGATTAATTCCTTATTTTTATGTTTTAAGGAGGTTATGAAATGAATTTAAAAGTGAGATTTAAAAATCCTGTTTTTATTGTTCAACTTATTCTCGCAATTTTAGCTCCCATTTTAACTTATGCAGGACTAACTTTTCAAGATTTAACTTCTTGGGCAATATTAGGGAAAGTTTTAATTGAAGCTCTACAAAATCCCTATGTTTTAGGTTTAATTGCTATATCAATATGGAATGCACTTAATGATCCAACAACAGAAGGTATTACAGACAGTAAATTAGCTATGACATATGATAAACCTAAACCTAAAAATCAATAAAGGAGGTTTAATATGTTAAAAGGTATTGATATTTCCTATCATCAAGGTAATATAAATTTTAAAAAAATAAAAGCTACTAATGAAATAAGTTTTATTATTCTTCGATAGGGATATAGAAAGACAATAGATTCTAAATTTATTGAATATGTAAAGGAATGTAAAAATAATAATATACCCATTATGGTATATCATTTTATTTATACAAATAATGCTACTATTCAAGAAAATGCGGAATCTACTGTTAATAATATTAAAAAAGCTGGTTTAAATCCTGAAGAAATATGGATTGCGGCAGATCTTGAATATGATACTTGGAAAAAAAATAAAGAAACATGCACAAAAGAAAAATGCACTAAATATACTAAAGAATATTTAGATGCATTAAAAGTATTAGGATGCAAAAAATTATTTATTTATACTAATACAGATTATTATAAACATTATTATGATTGGAATTAGTTATCTGAATATCCCATATGGTTAGCTGATTATGCTGGCACCCCTGATTATCCCTGTGCAATACAACAATATACATCAACAGGAAAGGTTAATGGTATTAACGGATATGTTGACATGAATTACTTATTTGATGAAACAATGTTGAATAATACAAATTCATAGCAAACAGCTAATAATAATATTGTCACCGCCGATGATGCTTTAAATATTTTTAGATCATGGATTGGATTATCACGTTCCGAAGGAACTCATAAAATTATTATTGATACTTATAATAATTATACACCAAGAGCAAGAGGCTACAAAGTGTCTTATTCTGATGCATATTGTGATACCACTATTAGTGCAATATTTATTAAATTAAACGCAGTTGATTTAATAGGTGGAACTGAATGTGGCGTGGAAAATCATGTCGCCTTATTTAAAAAAGCTGGAATCTGGGAAGAAGATGGCACTATAATTCCAGATCCAGGAGATTTAATTGTTTATAATTGGGATGATTATACGCAACCTAATAATGGTTATTCAGATCATATCGGAATGGTTGAATCAGTATCTAACAATAATATAATTGCTATGGAAGGTAATATGAATGGTGGAAAAGTTGGTCGCAGAACAATTCCAATTGGTTGGGGTTATATTCGCGGTTATGCTAAACCAAAGTATGGAGTTAGACAATAGCAAAAAGAAAATTCATCCTCTATTGGAAATGTGCCTGTAAAAATAAATCCTCCCATTACCCCTACAACAATAAAAGTTGATTATGCTCAATCTTTTAATAAAAATATTGCAAAAACTTACATTACAACAGCAAATTTAAGATTGCGAGCAGGAGCAGGTTTATCTAAACCAATTATCACAATTATGCCAGAAGGTAGCAAAGTAAAATGTTATGGCTATTATACTGGAGATTGGTATTATATTATTTATGACAAATATACCGGATTCTGTTCTAAGAAATTTCTAAAATAAAAATCATTTATATAGGTAATTTAATGGCTTTAGCCATTAAATTACCTATTTTTTTGTCTTTATTTGCAAAATAAAAATATTTATTATATAATATATAATAAAATAAAATAGGAGTTTATTATATGTTATATATTTATATAGATGGTTCTTGCCGCGGTAATGGAAAAGAAAATTCGCAAGGCGGGTTTGGTATTGTAATTTTTGATAATAATCAAAATTTAATTGATGCTTATTGTGAATATTTTGATAATGTAACAAATAATCAAATGGAATTAAAAGCCTTTTTAAAAACATTTGAATTGTTAAATACTAAATATAAAAATCAACAAGCAACTATTTATTCTGATTCTGCATATTGTGTTAATATCCTCACTTCTTGGATTTACTCTTGGAGTAAAAATAATTGGAAAAATAGCAAAAATGAAACAATAAAAAATTTAGATATTATATTATCATTATATGAATATTATAATATAAATTTTTTTATAAATCAAATTTATATAATTAAAGTTAATGGTCATAAGGGAATTATAGGAAATGAACTTGCAGATGCTCTTGCAACGGCAGATGTGCCAAAATTTTCAAATATTATATTACAAAATCATATAAATATTAATCTTTTTGAAAAAACTTGCCAAATTTAAAAAATTATGTTATAATATATTATATAATAAAAAAGAGGTAAAAATAAATGGCTGATAAACATTTGTATACAAAAGATAGCATTGAAAGTCTTTCACCACTTGAGTTTACCAGACTTCGTCCACAAGTATATGCGGGTGATTGCACATATTCAACTCAATTATTGGTTGAAATTATTTCTAATGCAGTTGATGAATATCGTCTTGGGCATGGAAATAAAATTGATGTAAAAATTCTTAATGATACAATCTCTGTACGAGATTATGGACAAGGATTTATTCCTAATTCGTATCGAGATGACGGAAAAACAATTCTTGAAGCTGCCTTTAGTGTTTTAAATACATCTGGAAAATATAGAGATGATGGAACCTATGAAGGAACTTCATTGGGTTCTTTTGGTATTGGTTCAAAAATTACAACTTTTCTTTCTCATTGGCTTCGAGTAAAAACAATGAGAAATAACGAATGGGAAGAAATTTTATTTAAAGAAGGAATTTTTAAAACTCGTACATCAGGTGCTGGAGGTGTCGCTGGAACATTAGTTGAATGGCAACCTTCAGAAGAATTTTTTACACATACAGAAGTTGAAATAAATAAAATTAAAGATTTATTTAAAACTATCGTTTGTCTTTGTCCAGGATTAACTATTAATTTAGATAATAATGGTAAAGAAGAAATTTTTGTTTCTGAACATGGAATTAATGATATTGTTAATGAAGCTGTAAAAAATACAGAACTTATTTCAAAACGCTTTTCTATGAATTTTTCAGAAGGTAAAAATAAACTTGATATGGTTTTAACCTATGCAAGTAATTATTCTTCAACTATTGTCCCATACGTAAACACTGGTCTTACTGATTCTGGACCGCATATCACACAAATTAAAACTGTTATTACAAGAGAATTTAATAAATTTTTCAAAGAAAAGAAATGGTTAAAAGATAAAGATGCGAATTTAACAGGTGAAGATATTCAAGAAGGAATGTATGTAGTATTTAATATTACAGCTCCAAATATTGGATATGATGCACAGGTTAAAAGTAGAATTACAAAAATTGATATGACGCCATTTACTTCTGCTTTAAGCACAAATCTTGAAGTATGGCTAAACAATAATGAAAAAGAAGTAAAATCTATTTTTGAGAAAGCGGCAGCTGCTCGTAAAGCAAGAGATGCAGCTAAAAAAGCAAGAGATAAGGCAAGAGAACAGAATAAAAAGAAACAGAAAGCTCTTAAATTTGATAGCAAACTTGCAGATTGTTATTCAAAAGACAGAAGCAAATGTGAAGTTTATGTCGTTGAGGGAGACAGCGCAGCAGGTATGTTAAAACTGGCTAGAAATAATGAGTTTCAAGCAGTTATTCCTGTTCGTGGTAAAATTCTGAATACACAAAAAGCTACCTTCGCACAAATTCAAAAAAATGCTGAAATTATGACTATGTGCGATGCATTCTTTGGTCCTGGCGATTGGACTATTGATCCTAAAACCCTTAAAGTTACATATAATAATATTCGTTATGGTAAAATAATTATTATGTCAGATGCGGACGTTGATGGAGCGCATATTAAAAATCTTTTCTATACATTTATATGGAATTTTTGTCCAGACTTAGTTGAAAACGGATATATTTATGCAGGCGTTCCACCTCTTTATAAAATTACACTTGCCGCAAATAAAGGATATAAATATCTTAAAAATGATGAAGTATTAGCTGAATATCAAAAAGAAAATAAAGAAAAAAAATATCAAGTTGGACGTATGAAGGGTCTTGGCGAAATGGATGTCGAAGAAATAGAAGAAACTCTGACTGATCCTGATAATAGAATTATTAAACAAATTACGATTGAAGACGTGACAATAGCAGATAAACTTTTCAATGATTTGATGGGAAATACGGTCATCCCACGCAAACGTTATATTAAAGAGCATAGTCAAGAAGCCACCTATAATCAGGAGTAATTATGGATAATCTTGAAAAAATTGAAAATTTATATAATAATATTGATTATATAATAACAGGAACAGAAGATGGGTGGCTTGATATAAAGGATCCTTAGCTAGTTAAAATATGTTATCAAATTAAAGCACTCTCTGAACATACTTATAATGAATTATTTAGATTTAGTGAGAAGGGAGTGTTAATTAAATTAAAATGAAAGAAAAAATTATACAAATTTTAATAAATGATTTAAATTATTGTTATTGCGATAATTGTAAATATAATGATTATGAAACATATGGAGATAAATTTTGTGATGAGTGTCATAGAAAATATTCAAATTGGGCATTATCACCAATAACAGCAAAAGAAATAGCTGATAAAATAATTCAATTAGGTGAAATTTATCCTATTTCAAAAGAAGAACTTAAAGGGGCTATGAATAATGAAAAATGATTTAACAAAAGAATTAGGTACAAACTTTATAGAATATGCTGTTGCTGTGAATACTGACCGTGCTATACCAAATGCTAAAGATGGTCTTAAACCAGTCGCAAAAAGAATTCTTTGGGGAGCAGAAGATAAAACTAAATGCGTGTCTAGTAAACCTCATATTAAAGCTGCAAAACTTGTTGGCGATATTATGGGTACATATCATCCACACGGCGACAGTTCAATTTATGGGGCTCTTGTTCGTCTTTCTCAAAATTGGGTTATGCGTTATCCATTAATTGATTTTCATGGTAATAACGGTAATGTTATTGGAGATGGTCCCGCCCACATGCGTTATACTGAATGTAGATTAAGCAAACTAGCAGAGGATGGATTGCTTCAGGGAACCAAGAAAAACAATGTTGATTTCATTCTAAACTATGATGAAACAACAGAAGAGCCAGTTTCTCTTCCAAGTATCTTCCCAAATTTACTTTGTAATCCCAATAGTGGAATTGGTGTTGCTATGGCTTGTTCTTGGGCGCCTCATAATCTTAGAGAAGTAGCTGTGGCAATTAATCAATATTTATCTGGAAAAGAACCAATGTTACCTGGTCCAGACTTCCCCACAGGCGGTATTATAATTAATTCAAAAGATATTCCTGCAATTATGCGGACTGGACGTGGTAGCGTAAAAGTTCGCGGTAAATTTGAAATTGATAAACAAAAAATTATCTTTACTGAAATTCCTTATGGGACATCTGTTGAAGGATTAATGACTGAAATTGGTGAAATTTCAGATACAAAGGAGATTGAGGGTATTGACAATATTCGTGATGAATCTAATAAAAAAGGAATTAGAATTGTCATTGAATGCGATAAAGGCATCAATCCCGCAAGTATTGTAAATAAACTTTTTGCAAAAACAAATCTACAAAGTTCATTTAGTTATAACCAGGTTGCTCTTGTTGATAAAGTGCCAACTGAATTAAATCTTAAAGATTGTATTAAAATTTATGTTGACCATAACATTGATTGCATAACAAGAGAAACTAAATTTGATTTAGATAAGGCTATTGATAGACTAGAGATAGTTAATGGTTTATTAAAAGCGTTAGTAAATATTGATGATATTATTCATTTAATTAAAATATCTGATAACGCTACTGAGGCAAAAGAAAAGTTAATAAAAAGATATACTTTTACAGAAAATCAAGCTAAAGCGATTTTAGCTATGAGACTTTCTTCTCTTGCAAGACTTGAAAAAATTGAATTAGAAAAAGAAGCTAAAGAACTTGAAAATAAAATTACAGACTTAAAGAATATTTTAGCAAGTGGAGATAGACAAAAAGATATTCTTAAATCTAGACTTGCGGAACTGGTTAAAAAATATGGCGATGCTCGCAGAACAGAATTAACCAATATTGAAATTAAACCAGAAGAAAAAATTATTGAAGAAGTTGTTCCAGAAGATTGCGTTGTAATTCTTTCTCAAAATGGAGATATTAAACGTATTCCTAAAAATAGTTTTAAAGTACAACGAAAAAATGGTAAAGGTGTAAAAACAAAAGATGATGTAATTATGTCTACAATTTCTACTAATACTATTGATAATTTACTTTTATTTACTAAAAAAGGTAAAATGTTTAAGATTATTGTAGATGAAGTACCAGTCGGTACTAATGCATCAAAAGGAGTGCATGTTGGAACCTTAATTAATATGGAACATGATGATGAAGTTATTGCAATAACTTCTCTTGCTAGAAGTAATACTGCAAAATATGTAGTATTTTTTACGAAACAGGGATTAATGAAAAAGACATTTCTCGAAGAGTATACAAAAGTAAAGCGCAGCACAGGAATCGCGGCAATTAAAATTAATGAAGGCGACTCTATTGCTAATGTTGAATTTATTAATGAAGAAAACATTCTTGTTATTACCAAAAATGGAATGTCAATTCAATTTGAGAGTAAAAATGTTAATCCTATTGGTAGAATTGCAGCTGGTGTAAAAACTATTAAATTAGATGAAAATGATGAAGTTGTCGTAGGACTTCCAATTCATTCTGATAATGATAATATTGCTATATTCTCAACAAAAGGGTATGGTAAAAAGACTTCTATTAAAGAATTTACAGTACAAGGTAGAGGTGGAAAGGGATTAGTAATTTATCGTCCTAGTGCAATCTATGGAAATATTGCAGGAGCTACAGTTATTTCTGATAATGATACAATTTTATTAACTGGTCAGCCTAGTTCCATATGCATCGCCGCAACAGATTTACCTTTATTAACAAGAACAAGTTTTGGTAATATAATGGTTAAATCTAATATTTCTTCTATTGTAAAATTTTAAGTGAAGGATATTTATATCCTTCACTTGTTTTTTATAAAAAAATATATTATAATATATATAGAAAAATATATAGGAGATGATTTTATGAGTAGTTATAAATTAGAAATCGCCGCCTTAATTCGCAAATTAAATGAAGCTACTGAACAATATGATGCGGGTCATCCTATTATGTCTGATAAAGAATGGGATGATTTATATTTTAAATTAAAAAAAAGAGAAGAAGAAACAGGTATTATTTTTCCAAATTCACCAACTCAAAAAATCCATTTTACAAAAGTTTCTGAATTAAAAAAAGTTAA